GGCGCGACTTTCGTTAAATCCGTACCCGAGCCCCGTATCGGCCGCCAACCTGCCGTCCGCATCTCTCATCGGACCCGGTTGCGGAATGGAGATCACAGACGCCGCGGCGTCTCCTGTTTGGGGAGGCGCCGTCTCCGGCGGGGGCGGGGGTCCGGCTATCGTTCGCGTACTCTCGACGAGCTCGGGTTGGGTTTATGGGTAGGCTCTATTGTCAAGCACTAAATTCACGCATATTATTCGAGGTATCGAGCAGCTTCCGTAAGAAGCTTCGATCGACGGCCGTAAGCCGTTTCGTGGCGCAGCGTAAGGCGCGGGGAGAATGACATGATCGAGCGGGAATATGACGATGGCGGCGAAGACCAAGGCGGCGAAGAAGATCTCGATACCCAAGGCGCGCCGGGAGAAAGAGGAAATGCCGATCCAGCCGCCGGGCTTGAAGAAGGGCTCGAGGGGGATGATGCCGCAGAAGGCGGTCAAGGCGGTCATGGAGGGGAAGGGGCGCAAGAAGGCGGGCTGACGCGTCGGGAGCGGCGCGTTCAGGCGATCGCCAACGAAGCGCGGTCTCTGCGGGAGGAAGTCAATCGCCAGCGGGAGGAAATGCGGCAGCTGCGTGAGGCGCAGATGCAGCGCCAGCAGCAGCCGGATCCGGCGTTGCTCGAGGCCCAGCTGGCGGCGATGGACCCCGTCGAACGGATGGAATGGCGGCTACAGCAGGCGGAGCGCAGTCATCAGCAGCAGATGATCAATATGCAGGTTGGCATTGCGAACCAGCAGGATCGGGCGAAGCACGAAGCTTTGCTCGCGGCGCGCCCGGAGCTGAAGCGATACGATCAGACGGTGGAACAGATATTTCAGCAGCAGCTCGCGAACTGCTTGCCGCGCGGGGTCAACCCGCCGACGCGAGAAATGATTCTGGCCTATGTGACGGGGCTGGAGCGGCTTCAGCCGAATGCAGGGAAGGCCGAGCGGCAAAAGGCGGCGGCGAACATTCAGGGGCAGCGGGCGCCGGCCGGTACGAGCAAGGGGAATGTCGCCGCGGGCGGCGGCCCGAAGGCGAATTCGATCGAGGCGATCCGTAAGCGGATTGAAAATGTGACTTTTTAGGCGGCGGATTCGATCGCCGCGTTGATGGAGACTTAACTTGGCGACGAATCTCTCGAACCAATTCTCATCCGACATCGAAGCTGTCATAGCCGCGGAAACGCTCCCGTTGGCGCAAAGGCAGCTTGTAGCCTACAAGTTCGGCGACCCTGAGCGTATTCCAGAGGGCCGCGGCACAACCCTCACGATGACGCGGTACAACCGGCTGCCTCTGCCTTATGCGCCGCTGTCGGAGGGGGTACCGCCGCAATCCAACCAAATGGCGATCTCGCAGGTTACGGTGCAGGTCCAGCAATGGGGCGGCCTCGTCCTGATGACGGACGTCGCGGAATTGACGATCAAGCACCCGGTAGTGAGCGAGGCGAAAAAGCTGATCTCGTTGCAATCGGCCGAGACGCTCGAGCGGAATACGTTCAACACTTTCGCCGGGATGACGCAGGTCAATTACGTCAATTCCCGCGGCAGCCGCTACGCGCTCCAGGCGGGGGACGTCCTGAACACCTACGAGATTAATCGCGCGCAGGTGCAGCTGGTCAACCTCGGCGCTCCCCTATATATGGGAACCGAGCAGACCGACGAGGAACTTGACGCGGGCCGCGATGCACACAAGCGAGCGGTCAAACAGCCCTCACCGCATTACGTCGCGATTTGCCACCCATTCGTTCAGGGCGATCTTCGCAATAACGCGACCTTCATCCAGTCCTCGTCCTATTCCGACATCAACAAACTCTACGGTTCCGAGTTCGGCCAATGGGCAGGCACCCGCTTTGTCGCCTGCAATCTCGTCCCGTTCTGGACCGGCCTCGCTCTCGTGACGGGGACCCCCTCCGCCTCCGGCGGAAGTCTCGCGACCTCGACGACCTACAATATCATCGTCACCTATTCCGATATTCAAAACCAGTACGAAAGCCAGCTCTGTCAGGTTTCGGGAAACATCAGCGTTACCGGATCGACCGGGTCGATCAGCGTCGTCATTCCTGCGCTCGCGGGATACACCGCGAACGTCTATATCGGCACGACGTCGAGCCCGGCCAATCTCGCTGCGTGCAGCGCAGGGCCGACGCAGGGCCCGTTCATGGGCATGGCGACGCAGCTCGCGACCGGCCAGACCGTTACCCTCACCGCCATCGGCGTCGCGCAAACCCCGCCCGCCCCCGTCGCCACCGGCGTCACCGTCTACCCGACCTACATCTTCGGCAAAGGCGGCTATTCGCAGGTCGTTCTCTCGGACATTCAAATCGTTCTGCTGACCGGACCAGACAAGGCCGACCCATTGAACCAACTAAGGGAAATTGGGTGGAAGGTGTTTTACGGAACGCTTTTAAAAAACGTGCTGTTCATGCTCAGGGTCGAGTCGGCCTCGGCGTTCAGTTCGACGTTCGGCTGATCCCTCGAATGATAAGAGATTGACATGGCCCTAAAGACGCTCGGCACGGCGGGAACGACGACGCTTCATGCGCTTCCGTTTTATCAAGGCGGGATGAGCACGGCGGATGTGGCGGCGCTCGTGGCTTACATGAAGAACGACGTCCCTGTGCTGCTGGGCAATGCGAAAGGAACCGAGGGGGCGGCGGGGTCTTCACTCCAGATCGGAATGGGGCTATTCTGCTATGACACCGGCCAGCTGTTTATTCCCGGCCGCGGCGCCCTGAAAGTTTTGCCTGGGGATTATATCGCCGTGGACGGGACAACGGGCTGGCCTGTGCTGATTTCCGGCGGGGCCGCGGCGAGCGGCGCTTATGTGCATACTTGAGGGTTGGAAATGACCGACGTGAATGATGCGCTCGCAGGGAGAGACCCGGACGAGATCTTGACGCCGAAAGAAATCGAGCAGCTTCGGCGAAAAGCGCAGGCGAAGACGATCGCGTCGCGGAAGATGAAGCGCGAGGATGAGCTGCTCAAGCAGTTCGAGCAGGAAGAGCGGGCCTTATCCGATCCGAAGGAAGAAAGGGTCGAGATTTTCATCGACCTGCCCGGCTATGCGAAGGATCTGAAGATCAATGGCGCAGCCTATAACCACGGCGAAATTTGGGTGGTTGCGCGAAGCCTGTACGACTGCATCCGAGACATTATGTTCCAGGCCTGGAAGCACGAGCATGCTTTCAAGGAGCCGAATCGAGGGCAGTATATTCAGCCGCATCAACCATTTGGATCGTTTGTCGCGCTGAACGGCCCTGGGGCGGTGATTCCCGGCGCGCAAAGAAACCAGTTTGTGCGCGGCTGACGGAGCTTGCACCCGGCCCAGGCAGCCGGTCATCCATGCGGTTCGGGGTCTCTCGCTGGCAAGAAACGAGACCCCAATAATTTCGAGAGGCGTTTATGACAGACCAGGTGGTTCCGGTTATCGGCGTGAGCTATAAAATGCAGGTCGCGGACGGCAAGGAAGTCGTCCTTCAGACGCATGTCGATCGCGACATAGAGCAGTCCGTCTTGGACGCGCTGGTGGATAAGCTTTATTATGCGTGCGAGCGTCAGGTGCAGTTCTCGAAGATGGCGACATTGCAGAACGAGGTCGACCATAACGCCCGGATGATGACGCAGCTGTCCGCGTCTCTAGGGGCGGTCGACGAGAAATATAAGACTCGCGCGGCGAACGCGCCCGCAAACGGCAAGGGGCGGCAGCTCTCGGCCACGGAGCAGTCGGCGCGTGAGCAAGCGATCGAAAGCTACAAGCAGCACGAGAGCCACAAAGTCTTGGCCGAGAGGCGCCTGGCGGCTCTGAGGATGGAGTTATGCCCCTCACCAGCGCCCAGATAGTTTCCCTCTCCGTGCAGTCGGCCCGCGTTCCTGGGATGACGTCCCAGGCGGGCCAGACCCTCAATGCGATCCTCTCTGATCTGTGCCAGACCTACGACTTTGCGAAGGCGCTCAATACGACGACGGTCGTACTGACGTCGCAGGTGGGGTCCGGCCCCTATCCCCTTCCCGCGGACTATCTGCGTCTCGCGATCGACGAGGCGGTGTATCAGGTCGACGGCGTTCCCTACGTCATGGTGAATATCGACCTGGCGGAGTTCGACGCGGCCGTCCAGGTCGCGGGGCTTCAGAATTACCCGGTCAATTTTACGACAGACCCGTCTCAAACGCCGCCGGTCATGTATGTCTGGCCGCCGCCGACCGGGGTGTTCAACGTGCAAATCCGCTATTATCGGCAAATGGCGGACATCACGACGCCGGAGACGTCGGCAACCGTGCCCTGGTTTCCGCATCAGAATTATCTGATCAAGCGGCTGTCCGGCGAATTGATGAAGCAGATCGCCAACGATGACCGCTACAAGGACTTTCTCGGCAGCTCCGAGGACGGTACCGGGGCGGCGGGGATTCTGCGTGAATATCTGCGCCTGCAAGACGACGACGAGGGGCGCGCAAAGACCGTGAAGCTCGACCGACGAAGGTTCGGCCGCAATTTTGGGAGACTCCCGGCGACCAAGCTGATCGGTTTTTGATGCCTCGGACGATCCCCTATAAATTCTCTCCTCAGGGCGTGACGGACACGCGCGATGTCGGCGCGCAACAGCAGCCGGGGTCTATGATCGCCCTGACGAATTTGATCCCATCGGTGGACACTGCGAACCAATGGGTTGGCCGCCCTGGCGCGCTACAGCTGCCGAACTCGGCGACGAGCATGCTGTACGGGCCGATCACGGCGATGATCATTTCGGCTGATTTCATCGTCGGAATGGCGAATTCGTTCCTGTATCCGGGTTACGATGTTCCGTTTGTCTACAATCTGGCGACGAATGCCTATGTAGCTATTACGGGGGTTACAGCCTCGAACGTTCCGCTCAGCGTGGCCAGTAACGATCCATTGTGGTTTATTCCGAATATTTGCACGGTTGGCGTAAAGCAGATCATTTGCCACCCCGGCTACTCGATAGCGGTCGGGTTCTTTTTTGGTTATATCGATTTTTCGAACGAATTGATCCCGGTTTACAATTCAGCCAACACGACGACCAATACTCTTCCCTATCAGCCGACGCTGTGTGTCAACTTCAACGAGCGCGCCATGTTCTTTATGAACCCGCCGGCGGGGGCGAACGCTCCGCCGGCGATCATAGGGAGTAACGTTCTGGAACCGCTGATTGTCGGCAACAGCAGCTACACGCTGACATTTGGCGACTACATCCCGCTTACGGCCGGGGCGGGCCTTCCGCTATCCAACCAATTAGGGGGTATTACTCAATCCCTGGTCGTGTTCAAGGGTACGACGAATATTTACCAGATCACAGGCGACTTCGCCTCTTCGATCTACATAAATTCCCTTAACGTCGCTACGGGGACAAATTCCCCCCTGGGTGTGGCCTCGACGCCGAACGGGTTGGCGTTCGTGTCGACGGATGGAATACGGCTGATTAATTTCCAAGGGCTGGTGTCGCCTCCGATCGGCTACAACGGGGAGGGGGTTGTCGCGCCCTTCTTGAATTCCGGCAATCCGGCAGAGATTTCCATGGCCTGTAATGGAACGATGCTGCGGATCTGCGGGCCGAACAGCGCGGGACAACAGCAAGATTGGATTTACAACATTGTTACGCAGCAATGGGGCGGTCCTCACACGAATGCGGCGTCCTTTCTCGGGGTGTACGGATATGAGTTCATTGCCGCGTTTGCCTCTCCGTGGCAGCAGGGGCTATGGCAGGAGTCTGTCGTCCCGACAGCCGCGTCGACGTATTCGGATGGCGTGTCTGCGGCTGCTGTGGGAACATTATCCTTTACAAATGGCACGACGCCGGGGGATCAGCTGGCGCTGAACGGGTCTATCTTTCCATTTATTTCGGGGGCGAGCAGCGGATACAACATTCAGGCGTCCTCGACGCCCGCGACAGCGGCCACGAATGTTATACTCGCTCTCAGCGCCTCGACAGAT